CATCGGGCGACTGTGCCGGTGCGGCGCGTCGTAGGGAGTCAGCTCACCCAGATCCTTTTGGAACCGGGTGTTTTTGTAGATCATCCGCATGTACTTGGGCTGCACGCCGAAGTAGCGCGGACCAGCGTTCGAGTTGGTGGTAGTCAATTCCGTTGAGTACGCACCAGCCGAGCCAGTCGGGAAGATCGCCGCCGAGTCGAGCTGCTTGACGTAGACGAACGGGCGTCCGCCGTACATCGGGCGACCGAAGGGATCCCAGTTGTTCGCCCAGCGGTCGTTCTCAGACCGATAGGCAAACTGCGCGTTCGCCACACCCGCCAGCGAAGTGAAGATCACTCCCGAGGGCTGCGCGGTCGCGCTCTCGTAGTACTCCGCCTTCATCGGCGGAGGCGAGAAGTCCGTCTTCAAGAACGCCTTGTCGAACGCAGAAACGAGCCCGCTCGTGGTCGTAGCCACGAGCTGCGCGTAGCTCTGCCGGGTCGGGATCCAGTTCTCCTTGCCCGCATCAATCGGGGCAATTTGTTGAACCGTAGTCCACGTTCCACCGTTAGCCGTACCGGGAACGGCGAGGCCGTTGGTGTGCTCGTTCAGGAGGGCCGGAATCGAATAGAAGTCGGTCCCGTCGGCCGCCTCCATCTTGGTCCTGTTCGGAACGGCCCAGAGAGCTTCCTCGTGGAAGTTGAACCAGTCGGTCCACATCTCCTGCTGGATCTTGTACCACTCGCTCTTGAAGATGTGCGTCAGGTCGCCCGACACATCGTTCAGCTCGATTTGTTGATCCGTCCAGGTGACGTAAGTGCGGGCGAACCGCCAGTATCCGATCCACGTAGTCGTGGGCTGCGGGGCTTGGTACGTCTCGGTCTCATCGACCGCGTAGAAGCGCGCGATGCGCTCGACTCCAAGCGTGATGTTGTCCCGGATGGACGAGCCACCCTGCAACGTGTCTGACATCTGTTGACCACGCAGCAGATAACCAAGCGTGTTGGTGTTCTGCTTCTGCGCGTCGTTGATGCACTCCTCTTTCGAGGAGTAGTACGTCGGCCCGGTGATGTCTTGGAACCGGGCGAACGCGGACATGCCAACCATTCGCTACTGACCTTTCGGTGTAGCCCTACATGCTCGCAATCCTCTTGCGGGCGTCCTCAACCGAGACTGTCGGGTCGAGTGCGAACCTTGCGGCTGCCTCGGCCTTCTCGTCCTTTGTCGCAGCCGGTCGCTGACCGGGCTTCGTGCGCGAGGACGCCGTACCGTTGGATTGCAGTAGGGCGAGATGCTCTTGATCCTTGTTTGGCTTGGCGGACTCGAACGGTTGCCACTCCAGCTCGCGCGCAGCCTTCTCCAGCAATGCCTTCGTTCCAGCGAGCGTGCTCGATGAGCCACGCCCGTAGGTCTCGTACATCGCTGCCAGGCCGAACGCTTCTTGGAATGCGTCCTCGTCCTCCAGTTGCGGGAAACGCTCCTGCAACGCCTCCCTGGCCTCGTTCAAGCGCGTCTGCGTCGCCGTCTTGAGCTGATCGACCGAGCGTTGCTCGATCGCGTCAAGGCGGGAGGCCATTGCGTTGAACGCCTTTTCCAGGGGTGCCGCCGCTTCTTCGCCATACAAGTCAGCAATGCCCTTCATGGCCTCCTTGAGTGGAGCAAGAGACGGGGAATCGGTCGGTTGGCTGACCTTCGATCCGCGTTCCTCTTGCCCGACTTGAGGCGTCGGGCTGGCTTTCCGCATGTCCGCAAGTTGCTGCGTCAATCGCTGCTGTTCGGCTACCTGCTCTTTCAGCTCCTTTGCCAGAGCCTTCCGACCATCGCCGTCCAGTTTGGACAGAACCGCAGGAGAGACCTTGGCGCGGGAGGTCAGGAATGCGTCGGCTTTCGCCAACTCCCTGTCCGGCGGCGCTTCGGCCTCCTTCGATTCTTCCTTCGCACCCGAGGCGGGTAGATCCCCGGCCTTGGGTTGCACTTCGGGCACCTTCCCCATTGGGGAGTGCCGCTTGAAATCATCGGGGAACTCGGCTTCCAGGATGGCGCGCACTTCCGCGTCGCTCTTCTTGGGTCCGAACTGTCCCTTCTCGTTGCGCGTCCGCCCCTCGCTCTTGGCCTCCGTGCCCGGAGCCACGACGCCGCCAGCCGCGCGGGCGACATCGCCTAGAGCCTGCGAAACGTCCTGGCTGATCGTGGCTGACTCGCTCACTCTTGCACCTCTCCGATCTCCGTCCGAACCGCGATGATCGAATCCTCGCCCACGAGGAAGATGTCAGGGCTCTCGTCGTCGATGCAGATGGCCGCGTGGCGCGTGTAGACCACTCGGTCGCCCTTCTTCACGTTCGGCGTCACGCGATCCTCGTTCGTCTTCGCGTTGCGCTGAAGACGCCCTGGCCCCGTCAAGAGCACGAGCCCCTCGCACAGCGTAGATTCAACCGAGTCGGGCATGAGGATTCCTCCCCGGCTCGCGGGCTTCTTGTATTCGCGGACGAAAACGTGCCCGCCGACCGGGCGGTATCGAAGCGGACTCTTGAGCAACGTCACCATGTCTCTGTGTTTCCTCTCAAACTCCTAGATGTTTCCACGACCGGCCCAGAAGGGCTCGGCTAATTGCCGTCGGGCCTACGCCCATCCTCTTGGCGACAGAGGCCCGCGTCTCGCCATCCGCGACGCAGCGGCGAGCCTCATCAATCCTCTCGGCAGTCAGCTTGGCGCGCGCATGAATTTCCCCGCATGGCGCAATCCGACGATGCTTGCGGTCCCTGTCGCGCATGTTGTCGGCAACCGTTCCGAGGAACAGGTGATCCGGGCGAACACACGCGGGCACATCGCACTTGTGACAGACGCACATCCCGTCGGGAATTGGCCCGTAATGCACCTGCCACGAAAACCGATGAGCCGTTACCGTGCCCAGTCGAGATTGGCGAAACTGCCCGTATCCGTCCGGGTTGAGCGAGGCACTCCATAGCCAGCAAGCATCATCTACGCCAGGGCGGACCTTGGACCAGAATCGTTCGATGGGGTGTGCGCGCTTGCCAGTCATTTGCTGAGTCTAGTCAAATTTGAACTGCCGCCCAGTTCGCGCGGAAAACTCTTCCACCTCTCTCTTGCTTGCGAACACGGGCTTCCCGTTCGCATCGGTCTTGCTCCAGATCTTCTTGGAGCGCGACCACTCATCCGCGCTCTGGAGCAGCTCCTCGCGCTTCCTCGGATCCTTCTCGTGCGCAGCTTCGTAGCGCCGACGCGCAGCCACCTCTCGCGGATCGTGGACGCGGGGAAGGGACGTTGCGACGTTCTCGTATTTGCGAACAATGATTTCCATTAGGTCACTCCCGCCATGCGGGCCTTCTGTCCCTGCGCAGCCTTCGGTGCCTTCGTTTCCTTCGGCTTCGGAGCCTGGACGCGGTTCCCAGGTCGAGCCATCGATTGCGTGTTCGGCGGCTTGGGCTGCGCCTTCGGTGCCTTCGGCGTCGCCTTGTCGCCCTGCATCTCCGCCGCTGCCGCTTGCTGCTCGGGCAACTCGCCGTTCATCGCGGCAGCCTGGACGCGCTCGATCCCGAGCTTCGTTCCAAGGTCCGGCACGTTCATCGCGTCTCCGATGCCGTCGAACGCTTCCTTCCAGCCAGCCATCGGGAACATACCCACGACCGGCATCGCCTCGACGGCCAGGTTGAACATCGCCATCGCCCGCGCCTGCGCCACGCCCTCGTCCACGCGCTCCGTGCTCATCGCCTCAAGCTCTAGCTCAAGGTCCGAGAACTCGATGTCGGGCTTCACGACGATCATCCCGTCCTCGGCGTCTTCCTTGTCGCCCCCGACGAACTCGCCCATTCCCGTCTCTTCCGAGAACTCGGCGGGCATCGGGATACGCACGCCCTCCGTGTTCCAGATGTACCAGGCCGCCGTCCGGCAGGCGTCCATCTGGCCCTTGCGCTTGCGCTTCTTGATCCATGAGACGCGCTGATTACCAGCAGCGTCCGCAATCGCGTTCTCCGTCGCCGTGCCCACGCCAGAGACTTCCCCGCGCTTCGCGTCGTTCATCCCGAGCGCGTTGTCGAAGTCGCCTTGGAGGCCGAGGATCGCCATGCGCTGCTCGTCCGTCATGCCGCCGATCTCGACCTGCAACAGGTTCCGATCGAGGTTGTCCATCTT